CGTTTAAGAAAATGCAGAGATTACGGCTAACTGGCATCATCCCCGGTTTTTATTCAGGGGATCCATCATGCTTATTGGCTATGTCCGCGTATCAACAAATGACCAGAATACAGAATTGCAGCGTAACGCGCTGGAGTGCGCAGGATGTGAACTGATTTTTGAAGATAAAATCAGCGGAACGAAATCAGCCAGACCGGGATTGAAAAAACTGCTCAGAACGCTATCAGAAGGAGATACGCTGGTTGTCTGGAAGCTGGACAGACTGGGCAGAAGTATGAAACACCTGATCACGCTTATTGAGGAATTGCGGGAAAAAGGTGTTAATTTCCGTAGTCTGACGGACAGCATTGACACATCAACACCCATGGGGCGTTTCTTTTTTCACGTCATGGGAGCTTTAGCCGAAATGGAACGTGAATTAATTGTAGAGCGTACACTGGCCGGGCTGGCAGCAGCACGCGCACAAGGACGCATTGGCGGACGTCGCCCGAAGTTGACAAAAGAACAACACGAGCAAATAGAAAGGCTGATTAAAAACGGTCATGACAGGAAACAACTGGCGATCATTTACGACATCGGCATATCGACGATTTATCGTTATCACCCTGTAGGCGATATACAGGCTGAAGAAACAACCAGGCAGACTCAGGAAAATGAAAACCGCTAATCTGACCATTAGCGGTTTTGCGTTAATCAAAACAGCCCTTTAACGGAGCTGGCCGCGCTGTTAAGGGATGATGTGACCTTATCTTTGAAGCCGGACAGCATATCACTGAACGATGAGGATTGCAGGCGCTCCCGCAAATCCTCATCACAGCGTTCAAGAGTCAGTGAAAATTCTATCTTTTTCGCCTTACCGTAGCGATCAAACTCGGAACGGGTCGTATTCGTTTCAGTCAGTACATACATGCCGTAAATCTGCCCGACACCATCAATCAGAGGCCAGGGGCGTCCTGTATATGCCTGCGTGGTCAGCAACGAAAGCGACACTTCGCCACCTGTAATTTCAGGATAAAGCACGCCGGAAAGCACGATGCGATCATCACCTGCGCCGATATACTGCCAGCTTGCTGAACGGTTAACGCGTTCATTTTTCACATGCCGCCAGTTTTTGTTTTGCTGTAACTGCTGATGCGGCAATGTGCGCAGCTCAAAAACAAACATGCCGTAGATCATCATCATGGCCATGACTCCTCAATCTTTATCGTAAAAACTGCCACGTCCGGCACGGTCGCGTCGTTCCAATTCTGCCCTGACCATTTCACCGACCAGTTTCGCCAGTTCGCGGGGATTCTGCGTAACAACGTTATGCAGATGAACATGAATTTCACCGCCAAATCCGGAGACAACAGCCTCCCGGTTACGGGAAGTTGCAGGAACTGATGCCACTGGCGATCGTATGGCCTCCGCCACCGGGCGGGAGCTGGCCGCAACAACAGGGACCAGCGCCGGAGGCAGAGGAGTCGGGACCACGGGTGTGATGTTGATTGCGGAAGCAGGCTTACTGACCTGCGCAATCTTCCGCTCCTGCCACTCCCCACGAACAGCAAGTGCGCGGGGCAGGTTCTTAAAGACAATATCGCCGGGGCCAATGCGTTTTTTCGTCTCATCAACCAGCTTACCTGTGTTATCAGCAATTTTGCTGAGTCTGCGTAGCGTCCCGGTATTGCTGTCTGTGAGCGGTTTGTTGTCTTTGGGTTTATCACCTCCGGTGCCATTGCCATTTTCCACAGGCTTCGGCGGATTGATTTTCGCCAGGTCACCCTGAAGCAAGGCAACCTTGTCCTGAAGAATGGCCGCACGCTGTGCGTCTTCGATTTTCTTGCGCGCCCTTTCCGCTTCATCCGGAAGGACGCCAAGTTTTTCAAGTATCCACGCCAGCGTATCCAGTAGCATTTTTGCAGGTGTCAGAACAAGCTGTAACGCACCGCCAAGAACGTTACCGAATATCTCGCCAGCACTGGTACATTTATCCAGCGTTTCCTTGCTGGACTCCATCGGTGACAGCAGCGATTTAAACCAGTTAAACACCTGGCTGATCCCGCTTCCGATTGCGTCAAAAACAGGACCAAACCGTTCAAAGGTTTCGCGCAACGGGGTCAGCCTTTCCATAATCCCGCTGAACACCCCGGCAAAAAATGCCCTGATGGGATCCCAGTATTTCCAGATAAGAACGGCAGCTCCGGCAAGCGCAGCCACGATAAGACCAACCGGACTGAACAGCGCCCCGATAGCGCCTCCCAGTAAAGAAACGGAACCCGTCACCATTCCCCATAGCGCAGGCAACACCCTGACGACATTCATTGACCGGGTAAGAATGTCAAAACCAAGACGCAGGGTGGCCAGCTTCCCGTAAAGCACCCCAATAACCAGCGACAACGAGCCAATCGTTGCAGTCATTGCCAGCAACGCACCGCCTGCTATCAGTAGCTGGCGCGTCAGTACCGGATGGGCCTGCGCCAGCGAGGTGATTTTTTCAAGCACCCGCGTGAGCCACTGCGTGACAGAACGCAGCGGACCGTCAACCAGATCACTGATGCGAATACGAAGACCTTCCCATGCGCTGTCGAGATTTTTCAGGTCCCCATCAAGATTATCGGCCATTACTTTTGCAACGCGATCGGCCTCTCCCCTTGCCCCCTGCAATTCTCTGGTCAGTTTTTGCAGCTCTCCTGAACCAGCCGCCGCAACAAGCGTCTGCAAACCAACGAACGCCTCTTCTCCGGCGATGTCCTTGAAGAAGGAGACCTGGTCCACCTGTCCGTATTTTTGTGTCGCCTTATAGAGATCAAGCAGCACATCCTCCATCGGGCGCATTTTGCCTCTGGCGTCAGCAACTGACACCCCCAGCTCTTTCAGTGCATCAGCCGCAGCTTTTGGCGGTGATGCAAGGCGGGACAGACTTGCGCGCATGGCCGTACCAGCATCGCTTCCGCGAAGACCATTATTGGCAAGCATCCCTGCCATGGCCGCCGCTTCTTCAAGACTGATACCAAGTTTTGCGGCAACCGGACCGGTATACTTCATGGTTTCGCCCAGCGCGCGTAAATCAGTATTGGTCCGGGTGAATGCTGCTGTCAGCGTATCGCCAACCCGGTCCATTTGATCGGCTGTCAGGTTGAACTGTGTGAGGATATTGGAGCCTATATCAGCCGTCTCGCCGAGTTCGACGCCACCTGCCAGCGCCATATTAAGAACACCGGGCAATGCGGCCTGAATGGCCTGCGGAGTAAAACCAGCCATTGCCAGAAAGCTCTGCCCACTGGCGGCATCACTCGCAGTAAACTGTGTTTCAGAGCCAAGTTTTAACGCCTGCTCACGCAGCGCCTTAAACTGCGGGCTGTTTTTGTCGATTCGCGTCAGTGCCTGAACGCGGGACATCTCTTTGCCGAACCCGATCGCAGGCTGCAAAAAACGCCCGGCAGCATAGCCGCCCGCCGCTGCCGCACCAATTGCCAGCGCACCACCTGTTTTCAGTTTTCCCGCTGTTTCCTGCGCGCGCGAATACCGCTCACGCGCCCGCGTTACACGCGCAAGCGCCTGCCGTTCGCGTTCAAGCTGGTTGTTGTACTGTTCGGTGCGTCTGATGGCCTGCTGGATGGTGTTATCGCTACCTGTCAGGGAAATGCCGTGGCGTTTTAGCTCTCCGCCAAGTTCCCGCATTTTCTGAATTTCCCGTGTGCGCGATTCATTCAGGCGTTCAAGCCGGGTGCTTAACTGCTGCATCAGCTTTTGTTGTTTTTCGCTGAGCACTGTACCCGTGCGTTGTAACTGATTAAGGGCGTTAAGCTGGCGTCGTGCTTTCACGATGCCCGCATCCGCTTTACTGACAGCGTCACGGGCGCGCTCAAATGAACGCGCCTGACGCTCGAGATTTTTGATCGCCCCCTGCGTTCGCTGGATGGAGTCACCAAACTGCCCCATCAGGCGGCGGGCGTTTTCGGCAGGCCGGGTCAGCCTGTCAACGGCGCTGAAAGCGACCCGGATATCAAGAGTCTTCATTGTCTGCATTCCCGCTGCGAAGTGCCGCCCGCTCACGCCAGCTAACCACTTCGCCGGGCGTCATCATGAAGATTTCGGCGGGCGACCAGTTAAAAATGGCGGCGATATCTGCCACCAGATCTTCGATGTGCTCAAAGCACACCAGGGTGATTACGCTGCCGTCTCCTGCACGCTCTTCGCGCCAGAGTCTGGCTCGCTCATAAAATTTACAGCCACAGCGCACAACTGAATAAAATCGCGTGAAGACATTTTTTTAATCATCACTTCATCCAGTCGTGGCGAGGTCACGCGAGGCAACAGCGTGAACATGGTATCCGCTTTCAGATTCAGCACATCAGACAGCGACAGACCGCGCAGGGATCCAGCCTGTTCAATAGCCCCGGTGATCTCCACATACGTGATTTTTTCGCCACCACGCTCAATTGGTCGGGTCAGTTTTACGCCACGTTCGACAGCCATATCCTCACCTGCCGTCACATCATCCGCCGCGGTGTTATTCCGGGTTTCAGTATCGATGTCTTTCATCAGTTTTCTCCTTTTCAGTCAGAGGCGACGCACTGCGCCGCCTGCATATTACTTATCAGCCAAGCCCGAGCGCGGAACGGATACGGTCAGGCACAATGTCCTTGCCGTCCTTCCGGTAAATGAAGTTCAGCAGGTCAATCTCCCACAACGGGCGATCGTTAACACTCAGCTTGTAGTAGGTGTTTTTAATGGCGTAAGTGTGTGATGTGGCTTCGCCCTGTTTGGCTTCCCCCATATCAATTTCCGTCACACGTCCGCGCATTTCGACTTCATACAGGTCGCTTTCTGCATCGGTGTAGTATTCACCCGCAAAACGCAGCAGCGTGCCGTCAATCGTGCCGCCATACTTAAGGAACAGCTCACGAACTGCGCCCCCCATGACAAAGCTCGCATCAAGCGCGGAGTCGTCCAGACCGAGATCAATACTTACCGCACCCATCATGCCACCACCCCGGTAGCTGTCGGTTTTGCGCGTCAGCTTAGGTAGAGTGACGGACGTCACCTTACCCACTTCGTTTTCACCATCCACAAACAGCGTAAAAAAGCGAAGATGTTTTGGTACAGCCATCAGGCACCTCCCAGCACCGCAAATGCGGGACCAAAGAATTCATCAGTAAACGACTGGTAAAGCTCCATGTCTTCCAGCGGGGGAACGGGCGTATATTTGTAGCGAATACGCACACGCCCCTGACGTAAATCCGTGGTGCTGTTATCCACCACGTCATACCAGCACTCCGCGCCAATCAGTTTCCCGGCAGTAACCAGTGAATCCAGTTTTGCCCTGATGGCACTGATAACATCCTTCACGTTCGCAGGCGTCAGTGGACTGTCGATGGTTTCAAACTGCGCTTCCGCAATTGAATCAGCCAGCACCTGTGCGGTTCGGGTATACACCTCAAAGATGTAGGCGTTCGTTTCCGGTGTGCGGTTGCCCCAGAAGCGGAACCCGTTGCGACGAATAATGGTCGTGATTTCTTTGTTGTTGAGACTGTTGGCATCGCTGTCTTCGGCCTGCAACGACCAGAACACATGCCTCGACATCCCCAGCACATTTTTAACCGGAACGTTGGACAGTGATTTGTGCCATCCCTGCTCATGGTCAATGTACGCACGAAGGCCGCACGCATAGGCAGGCGCGGGGAACGTTTCGTTTTTGCCACTTTTCGGGTTGTAGGCGATGAAGTCCGGCCATAAGAGCATCACCTCACGTTCGTTGAATTTCTGGCGGTAGGTAATCGCCTCAGCCATCGTGTTACAGCCGTGACATGAGGCATACACAAACGCGCGCAGTTTACCCGCAATCACGCACAGGGATTTTGTTACAGCCTCCGTGTCCAGCTCCGGCGCGGCCAGAATACGCGGACGGTATCCGATGCTTTCATCCTGCTCTGCAACAAGCAGCGCATACATCCCCGTATAGCTGCCGTCAGATTCAGAACCACCGATAACCAGTTGATCCTGCGTTTTTCCGTCTTCTTCTTTGTGTTCAGCCACGCGAACGACGATCACCTTTGTGCTCACCTGGTCTGCGATGGCCTTAAGCGCACGATAAAGCGTCCCCGTTGTTCCGCATTTTCCCAGCACGTCATTGACGCGGGTCAGCAGTGTGGGCTTGTTCAGCGGGAACAGCTCCGCATCCGCATCATCCGCCGTTGCCACGATACCGATAACACTGGAATCAACATCATTAATCGCTGTTACCAGGTCGGTACTTTCCGTAACACGGGCACCATGAAAACGAGTTTCACTCATAGCTTCAGCCCCTTGTATCCGTTAAATGATTCGGCAACAATCATCACCCACCACGCGCGTAATCTCACCCCTGCGCCATTCTCCCGCCACGGCGACAACAAAAAGCAGTAACCCCCTCCGCACGCACATGCGACCATGCCGCACAGGGAGGGAACAGATGACCGACACCACCATGCAATTGCTCAGTCAGGGCACAGACCCCGTGAAAATGCCGGATTTTGATATTCTCGCGGAGGGTAAAACGCTGTCAGGCGTGGCAGAGCGCCTGATGAGTCTGTCACTGACCGACAACCGGGGATTTGAAGCGGACCAGCTCACCATCACGCTGGATGATGCGGATGGTCAGTTGCAGCTACCGCCACGGGGCGCGCGCCTGACGGTTCTCATTGGCTGGAAAGGCGAACCGCTGACAGAAAAAGGCACTTACATTGTTGATGAAATCGCTCACGAAGGACCGCCGGACAGGCTGACTGTTTCGGCCAGAAGCGCAGATTTTCGGGATGAATTTAACGTTAAACGTGAGGTGTCCTGGCATGATGTGACCGTTGAGCGTGTGGTATCCGCCATCGCTCATCGGTATGGTCTGAAACCGCAAATCAGCGAAATGCTGATGGATATCGAAATCGACCACGCCGACCAGACCGAAGAAAGCGACATGTCCTTCCTTACGCGCATGGCGGAAATGCTGGGCGCAATCACCACGGTAAAAAGCGGCAATCTGTTATTCATCATGCCAGGTGGTGGCGTGAACGCACAGGGCCAGCCGTTGCCATCGTTCGCCATTACACGCAGCAGCGGCGATCGCCATCAGTTCCGCATTGCTGACCGCGAGGCGTATACGGGGGTGCGCGCCTACTGGCTTGATCTTAATTACGGGAAAAAGAAAAAAGTCAGCGTGAAACGCCGCAAACCGAAAAAGGAGAAAAGCAGCAGTCGGGAAGGCGATTATATGGAAGGTGCGGAAGGCAACGTGTTTGTGTTACGCAAGACTTATCAGAACGAGCAGGCAGCAAGACGTGCAGCAGCGGCAAAGTGGCAGCAGCTACAACGCGGAGCCGCATCATTCTCCATCACGCTGGCGCGTGGACGCGCAGAACTCTACCCCGAAATGCATGGCGCGGTAACAGGATTTAAAAGCGAGATTGATAATCAGGACTGGATTATTGCAAAAGCCGAGCACACCATTGATAACAGCGGCTTTACCACACAGCTTGAGCTTGAAGCAAAAATCCCGGAATGGATAGCAGAAACAGAATGAGCAACTTAGAATAGCAGCAGCACCACGTTAAGGGAGGTCGCTATGTTCCGTTGTCCGCTTTGTGGCGCATCTGCCCGTATCCGCACCAGTCGTTCGGAAAATGATTCAAACACCGTACGGAAAAAATATTACCAGTGTAACAACCTGGAATGCGGCATAAGTTTCTCAACACTGGAAGCTTTCCATAAATTCACATCGAAACACGCCCCCGGCGTTCACTCTTCAGAAGGTATCCCGTGGCATGAGTTGCCAGCTTCACACAGGGGAAACAATCAGATGAGTTTGCCTTTATCTCAGAATTAACAGGCAGAATTGCCGGAGTAACAAAAAAGCGATAGATTACGCGCGGGTGCCTTTCGGCTGATGGTCGGAGGGAATACCCGAAGGCCAGATGTGGAAAGGCCCCGGAAAACATTTCTGTTTAACCGAGGCCCTAACCGTCTAACCTTAGCAAGTGATAGGTTAGCGCCTCCCTGAAAAAGGAGCAAGCGCTATGTCGCAAAAATCGCTTACGGCCATCACGTTCTGCGTGACGGCAATCCTCATCATCTGGATGCTGCACGGTTCGCTGTGCGAAATACGGATGAGCTTCTGGGGAGCGGAGTTTGCGGCGTTCTTACAGTGTAAGCAGTAAGGAAACCGCGACGGGGGAGCAATCCCCCGTCAATCGGTTGCCAGGGTATGGTCGAAGTGGCACCCAAATTTAAATTGAGGCCCACCAGTAAGAGTGGTGGGTTTAACGCTTATTTAAATTTGAAAGGAACTCTTTATGAGTGAAATGGTATTTTGTCGCGGATGCGGCAAGGAAATACATAAAGATGCCACATCCTGCCCCAATTGTGGAGCACCTCAAAGAACAGCAAGTTCAAAAAGCAGAATGACAGCCGCACTACTGGCTTTCTTTTTAGGTGGTCTTGGTGCACACAAATTTTATTTAGGTAAAGTGGGGCAGGGATTCCTTTACCTTATTTTTTGCTGGACATTCATTCCGGCAATCGTGGCATTTATTGAGTTTTTTATCTATCTATGCACCTCTGATGAAGACTTTGCCCGCAAATATGGCTAATGCCTAGTGGGCGAATCAGAATGACAAACCCGCAGCGTAAAAACTGCGGGTTTTCTTTTTGTCACCCTCACAAATGAGGGTAACACCACTCATAAGTAATAGGCATAACAGATCGATGCAATAAATCCGATCGATAAAAACGATCGATTTGTTATCATATCGGCAGCAGTAACCACACAAGAGGTGCCGCAAATGACGCAAAATGTACGATGCAAAAATTGCAACAAACTACTTGCCCGCGCCTCATTTCACTACATTGAAATAAAATGTCCGCGCTGCAAAACACTTAACCAGATAACGAGAGCCATCGAGCACCCCACACACATGAGGAGTTATGACCGTGGGGATCGCAATCCAGCACCAACCAGCACATACACCGGAACACACTAAGGTTTATCAGACTGACAATGCCACGCTCTGTCGTGGGAATGCGCTGGAAATATTGCCGCTGATTGAGCCAGAAAGCATTGATGCCTTAATCACTGACCCGCCTTACAGTTCGGGTGCGACACACAAGGCCGGACGCACCAACCAAGGCAGCCATGCAAAATATCTGAACGGCGAGAACCTTCACCGCTTTGATGGGTTCGCGGGTGAAAACATGGACGCCCGTTCGTGGGCTTACTGGACACAATTATGGATGGCACAGGCACACCGCGCAGTCAGGCCGGGCGGTTATGCCCTGGTATTTACTGACTGGCGACAACTACCAGCTTTAACCGATGCGTTTCAGGCCAGCGGCTTTACATGGCGCGGCATCATTGCGTGGAACAAGGGGAGGGGGTCACGAACACCCCATACGGGGTATTTCAGGCATCAGTGCGAATACATCGTCTGGGGCAGCAAAGGCCATTTAGATAAATCGCCTTCGGGGCCGTTCGACGGCTGCATGACGTACCCGGTTATCCCGTCAAAGAAAATGCACCCGACCGGAAAACCAGAAGAACTAATGGCGGAACTGGTCAGGACTGTGAATAGTGGCGGAACAGTCCTTGATCCTTTTATGGGGTCAGGGACAACGGGTGTGGCTGCACTGAAAGCAGGGCGAAAATTTATTGGTATAGAAACCAGTGATCATTATTTTGAGGTAGCAGCGCAGCGGCTTCGGGGGACTATTACCACAACCATTTCGGCTACATAAGACAAAGCCCGCATTTTTTGCGGGCTTGTATATCATTACTGATGTGGACAGTTTGTGGATGTTTATAAGAAATAAGCTAATAGAAACAATTTGTTAGCTTTACAAAAAACGCGCCCGAAGGCGCGTTGGCGATACACTCAATGTAAGGGACTACTCTTCTTCTGCTTCGACGAAGCTGGCATCTTTCACCGATGCGGTGGCACGACGGGCTTCGCCTTTGTGCTGCACTTTATTGAGCTGCCGTTCCAGCTTGTTGATCAATTCATTAATAGCGGTGTACATATCTTCGTGTTTTGCGCTGGCGACCAGATGTCCGTTCGGTGTATTAATGGTGGCGTCAGCAATAAAGCCCTGTGGCTCTTTAGACAGAATGATATGAGGATTAATCAGGTGAGTTTGCCATTTTTCCAGTTTGGCGAGACGGTCTGCGACATGTTGGCGGATTGCCGGAGTAATTTCCATTTGTTTACTGGTAATGTTCATTGTCATAAATTTTACCTCTTGTCTTTCCCGTCTTGGTGATTCCAGCATACCGTTCTTAATGTCAAAATGTGTGATGTAAATCACATTATTTTGTCACTTTTTGTCAAGGCGAACTTTTTGTGAGGCATCGCAGGAAGAAGCGATCTTTTACTTGAGGAATGGCTGAAAGCAGGCCATATTTGACTGGATGCGTTGCAGTGAAATCATTTCTGTTGCATCAGATACCGAATAAAAAAACGGCAGCCGGAAGGCTGCCGTTTTGCTTGTTTGTATTGCTTCAGGTGTTTTTGCTGTTAGCGGCAATAATTTTCGCGACTTTGTCAGCCTGCGCATTCAGCTGCATCTGACGATAGGCGTTTTCCATCAGCGGCAACGCATCGCGCGTGGCCTGCGTATCAGGATAATTGCGTAGCATACCTTCTACCCGGTTTACGACCGCAACCCATGCGCCGCGCGCGGTATAGTACTCTGCGACGGAATATTCATATTTCGCCAGACGGTCTTTCAGGAATACCAGACGCTTAGTGGCATCGGTGGTGTACTGGCTATTAGGATAGCTGCGTACCAGTTTCGAAAAGTCATTGAACGCCGCCCGCGCATGTTGCGGATCGCGATCGCTGCGATCGACGCCAAAGAAACCTTGCAGCGCGCTATCATCCAGCGCCATGTTCGTCAGGCCGCGCATGTACATGACATAGTCAATATTAGGGTGCGTTGGATTAAGACGCATAAAACGATCGATGGCGGCCTGCGCTAGCGGCAAATCGGCGTTTTTGTAATAGGCGTAGATAAGATCCAACTGCACCTGCTGAGAATACGGTCCGAATGGATAACGATTATCTAACGCTTCCAATTGCGTTATTGCCTGTTTCCAGTTACCGTCCTGCAGCTTTTGCTGAGCAGTCGCGTAGATTTCATTCGGCGGATTATCGGGCACCTCTTCCTTTGAACCCGAGCAACCCGCCAGAAACAGGCTCAACGTGGCTGCTGCCACCAGATATTTCATGCGCGTCATGACGTTTTGACTTTCCTCAAAATGTTTTACGGGAGATTCTCTGTTCCTGCTCCCGGTTAAGACCAGCTACAATAGCACACTATATTAAACGGCAAAGCCGTAAAACCCAACGTTAAACGAAGAAGCTGTATATGGCACAACGAGTACAACTCACCGCAACGGTCTCCGAAAACCAACTCGGTCAACGCTTAGATCAGGCTTTGGCCGAAATGTTCCCGGATTATTCACGTTCGCGTATAAAAGAATGGATTTTGAATCAGCGCGTGTTGGTCAATGGTCAACTTTGCGATAAGCCAAAAGAAAAAGTGTTAGGTGGCGAGCGGGTGGCTATTGATGCGGAGATCGACGAAGAGATTCGTTTTGAAGCGCAGGATATCCCGTTAGATATTGTTTATGAAGATGACGATATTCTGGTTATCAACAAACCACGCGATCTGGTGGTACATCCTGGCGCGGGTAACCCGGACGGTACGGTACTGAACGCGTTGCTACATTATTATCCGCCGATTGCGGATGTCCCGCGCGCGGGCATTGTACATCGTCTGGATAAGGACACGACGGGGCTGATGGTGGTGGCCAAAACCGTTCCGGCGCAAACGCGCCTGGTGGAGTCTTTGCAGCTGCGCGAGATCACCCGCGAATATGAAGCGGTCGCGATCGGACATATGACGGCGGGAGGAACGGTGAATGAACCCATCAGTCGTCACCCGACCAAACGTACCCATATGTCAGTGCATCCCATGGGCAAACCGGCGGTGACCCACTACCGCATTATGGAACATTTCCGTGTGCACACGCGTCTTAGGCTGCGTCTGGAGACCGGGCGTACGCACCAGATCCGCGTGCATATGGCGCATATTACGCACCCGTTAGTGGGCGATCAGGTCTACGGTGGTCGTCCACGTCCACCGAAAGGCGCATCGGAAGAGTTTATTTCCACTCTGCGTAAGTTTGACCGCCAGGCGCTTCATGCAACGATGCTGCGTCTCTACCATCCTGTATCGGGTATCGAAATGGAGTGGCACGCGCCGATTCCACAAGATATGGTGGACCTTATCGATGCGATGCGCGCCGATTTTGAAGATCATAAAGATGATGTGGACTGGTTATGAATGCACTGATTGTCCCGCAGTGGCCGCTGCCGAAAGGCGTCGCAGCCTGTAGTTCTACCCGTATTGGCGGGGTGAGTTTACCGCCTTACGACTCGCTGAATCTGGGCGCGCATTGCGGCGATAACCCGGAGCATGTTGAAGAGAACCGCAAGCGTCTGTTTGCGGCGGGCAATCTGCCTTCGAAACCTGTCTGGCTTGAACAGGTTCACGGTAAAAATGTGTTGAGGCTTACCGGAGAACCTTATGCCTCCAAACGTGCGGATGCGTCTTACAGCAATACGCCAGGAACCGTCTGCGCGGTAATGACGGCAGACTGCCTGCCTGTGCTATTCTGTAACCGTGAGGGAACAGAAGTGGCGGCGGCTCATGCGGGCTGGCGCGGATTATGTGAAGGCGTACTGGAGGAAACTGTCACCTGCTTTGCTGACAAACCAGAAAATATCATCGCCTGGTTAGGTCCGGCGATCGGCCCGACCGCGTTTGAAGTGGGGCCGGAAGTGCGTGACGCATTTTTAGCAAAAGATGCGCAAGCCGATAGCGCATTTTTGCCGCACGGGGAAAAATTTCTGGCGGATATTTATCAGCTTGCACGCCAACGTCTGGCGAATACCGGCGTTGAACATGTCTATGGCGGGGATCGCTGCACCTTTAGCGAAAGTGAGACTTTCTTCTCTTATCGTCGCGACAAGACGACAGGTCGTATGGCAAGTTTTATTTGGCTGATATAACCTAAAGAATCAAGACGATCCGGTACGGGTAACTTTCTTTTCACATAATTCAGGTCATTCACCTTGAATAATTGAGGGATGACCTCATTTAATCTCCAGTAGCAATTTTGACCTGTTATGGGAGGAGTTATGCGTCTGGATCGTCTTACTAACAAATTCCAGCTTGCTCTTGCCGATGCCCAGTCGCTCGCGCTGGGGCACGACAACCAATTCATCGAACCTCTTCATTTAATGAGCGCCTTGCTGAACCAGGAAGGGGGATCGATACGTCCTTTATTAACCTCCGCCGGCATTAATGCTGGCCAGTTGCGCACCGCTATCGATCAGGCGCTGAGCCGTTTACCGCAGGTGGAAGGCACCGGCGGCGACGTACAGCCTTCTTCGGAACTGGTACGCGTACTGAACCTTTGCGACAAGCTGGCGCAAAAACGGGGAGACAATTTTATTTCGTCAGAGCTGTTTGTTCTGGCGGCGCTTGAGTCTCGCGGCACGTTAACCGATCTGCTGAAATCAGCCGGTGCGACCACGGCCAATATCACTCAGGCAATTGAACAGATGCGCGGAGGTGAAAGCGTGAACGATCAAGGGGCTGAAGACCAACGTCAGGCCTTGAAAAAATATACCGTCGATCTGACCGAGCGGGCTGAACAAGGCAAGCTTGACCCGGTCATTGGTCGTGATGAAGAAATTCGCCGTACCATTCAGGTACTGCAACGTCGTACCAAAAACAACCCGGTGTTAATCGGTGAGCCAGGGGTCGGTAAAACGGCAATTGTTGAAGGACTGGCGCAGCGCATTATTAACGGTGAAGTCCCTGAAGGCTTAAAAGGTCGCCGCGTACTGGCGCTGGATATGGGCGCGCTGGTGGCGGGGGCGAAATATCGCGGCGAATTTGAAGAGCGTCTGAAAGGCGTGCTGAACGATCTGGCGAAACAGGAAGGCAACGTCATCCTGTTTATTGACGAGCTGCACACGATGGTTGGCGCAGGTAAGGCTGATGGCGCAATGGACGCCGGGAATATGCTGAAACCGGCGCTGGCGCGTGGTGAACTGCACTGTGTGGGCGCCACCACGCTGGATGAATACCGTCAGTACATTGAAAAAGACGCGGCGCTGGAACGTCGTTTTCAAAAAGTGTTTGTCGCAGAACCTTCAGTGGAAGACACCATCGCTATTCTGCGTGGCCTGAAAGAACGTTACGAGCTGCACCACCATGTGCAGATCACTGACCCGGCGATTGTGGCGGCGGCAACATTATCTCACCGCTATATCGCCGACCGTCAGTTGCCGGATAAAGCTATCGACCTCATCGATGAAGCTGCATCCAGCATTCGTATGCAGATTGACTCTAAGCCGGAGGAGCTGGACAGACTCGACCGCCGCATTATTCAGCTCAAACTGGAACAGCAGGCGTTGATGAAAGAGTCTGACGAGGCGAGTAAAAAACGTCTCGATATGCTCAACGAAGAACTGGACGACAAAGAGCGCCAGTATTCTGAGCTGGAAGAAGAGTGGAAAGCGGAAAAAGCGTCGCTCTCTGGTACGCAAACTATTAAAGCGGAGCTGGAGCAGGCGAAGATTGCCATCGAGCAGGCGCGTCGCGTTGGCGACCTGGCGCGAATGTCTGAACTGCAGTACGGCAAAATTCCGGAGCTGGAAAAACAGCTGGAAGCCGCGACCCAGTCGGAAGGTAAAACCATGCGTCTGTTACGTAACAAAGTAACGGATGCGGAAATTGCCGAAGTGCTAGCGCGCTGGACCGGTATTCCGGTTTCCAGAATGCTGGAAGGCGAACGTGAAAAACTGTTGCGTATGGAACAAGAGTTACACAGCCGTGTGATCGGGCAGAATGAAGCCGTTGAAGCAGTATCGAACGCCATACGTCGTAGCCGTGCTGGGCTGTCCGATCCGAACCGTCCGATTGGTTCCTTCCTGTTCCTGGGGCCGACGGGGGTCGGTAAAACCGAACTGTGTAAAGCACTGGCTAACTTTATGTTCGACAGCGACGACGCGATGGTGCGTATCGACATGTCTGAGTTTATGGAGAAACACTCCGTGTCTCGTTTGGTCGGGGCGCCTCCGGGATATGTCGGCTATGAAGAAGGCGGTTATTTGACGGAAGCGGTGCGCCGTCGCCCTTATTCCGTCATCTTGTTGGATGAAGTGGAAAAAGCGCATCCGGATGTATTCAACATTCTGTTGCAGGTGCTGGACGACGGTCGACTGACTGACGGGCAGGGGAGAACGGTCGACTTCCGTAATACGGTGGTCATTATGACTTCTAACCTCGGTTCCGATCTCATTCAGGAGCGCTTTGGCGAACTGGATTACGGTCGAATGAAAGAGATGGTGCTGGGTGTGGTTAGCCAAAACTTCCGTCCGGAATTTATCAACCGTATTGATGAAGTTGTGGTATTCCATCCGTTAGGTGAACAACACATCGCTTCTATTGCTCAGATCCAGCTGCAGCGTCTGTACAAACGTCTGGAAGAACGTGGTTATGAAATCCATATCTCCGACGAGGCGCTGAAACTGTTGAGCGCCAACGGTTACGATCCGGTCTACGGGGCGCGTCCGTTAAAACGTGCTATTCAACAGCAGATCGAAAACCCACTGGCGCAGCAAATCCTGTCTGGTGAACTGGTTCCTGGCAAAGTGATTCGCCTTGAAGCCAATGATGATCGTATTGTGGCAGTGCAGTAAGTCACAAATTTGAATAAAACGGGCCCTGACGGGCTCGTTTTTGTTTAAAAACCAGGCGAAAATAGGCTTTTGGTTCAAATGTTGTTTGAAAAGTGAACGGTTGAGCTTTTTTTTGCATTTAGGTCTTGTCAGGCTCTAATAACTCCCTATAATGCGCCACCACTGACACGGAACAACGGCATACAGGCCGCCGGGTCAGAAAAGCTTCGTTAAGAAGTCTGTGAGGAAAGCGAAAATAAAGGCTTGACTCAAAAAGAGGAAAGCGTAATATACGCCACCTCGCGACGGTGAGCTGCAAGCCGCGTCGCACCTGCTCTTTAACAATTTATCAGACAATCTGTGTGGGCACTCGAAGATACGGATTCTTAACGTCCTCGGACGAAAAATGAATACCAAATCTCAAGAGTGAACACGTAATTCATTACGAAGTTTAATTCTTTGAGCATCAAACTT